GCCCTGAGCGCGGCACTATACCGTATACTCTCCGGATACCGTGAATTACTTTCGGGTGTTTCGGTATTTTTAACCAGATCGATATATTTTGCCAGGAGCTCTTCGTACGCGATGGCGCCATCATGGCGAGCCTTGATCAGTTCGTCGAGGATGGCGGACATATTCTCGTAATACTTTGGATTGATAAGAATCTTCTCGACGACCTTTTTGCGGATATTGTTCTCGATTGCCTCGGCGGCAGCTTCCTTACCTTTACCACCGAGTTTTTTGCCTTGGGCCAGAACGAAGTCAAGCAAGGTGAAGTCATCGAACTCGCCAATCTTGCGGCTGTCATCGGCTTTAATATAGGTATCGATGAGGCGGCGCATGTCCGATTCATAGGATTTCAGGTCGATAAAATCGCCGCTTGAGTTGCCGATGGTTTCTTTGAGCGCGGTATAGAATAAAACCTTACTATCGATTTCCGCTTGTTCGGTGGAGGAATAGCCTGCCTCGCTCATATCGGCTTTGATTTCAGCATAGGCGCGGACCAGGCGGTTCACGAGCTTATACAGCTTCTCGCGGCTGCGGGAACAGGATTCGTCGTCAAAGCCGCCAACGCCGTTCTCGCCGCAAAAATAATGAATAAAGTCAATCTCCGCGCGGGGCGTGGGAACGCCGCCGCAAAGGTCGTCGAGTTCCTCAAGAATGAGGTCGAGATACTTCTTTGCCTCGACGATTCGGTCTTTGATCAAGCCATCGATGTCTTCTTTTGCATAGCCTTCAAATGCGCCCGAGGTGTATTTATGTAGGGCATCCGCCAAATCGCCGAATAACTGTTTGTAGTCAACGATATAGCCGAAATCTTTTTTCTCACCATCCAGCCGGTTCACGCGACAAATAGCTTGAAAGAGCCCATGATCGTGCATGGATTTGTCGATATAGAGGTATGAGCAAGGCGGGGCATCAAAGCCCGTCAAGAGCTTATCCACGACGATGAGCAACTGCATGTTTGCCGGTTCTTCGATAAACTTGCGCTTCGCCTCGGTTTCAAAGTCTTCTGCGGATTGCCCGTTCAGCATTTTCATATATATATCGTACTTCTCAAACTCCTCGGCATCTTCAGCCTCGGTACGGAGATTACCCTCAAGCGGAACGAAGGAGGTCACAATAGCGCATTGGCGAAAACCCTTTGATTGGAATATTTCGTAATACTTACAGGCGGAGTAAATCGAACCCGCCACCAGCATGGCGTTTCCATTTCCGTCCGCAAGGCGTGTCTTGATGTCGAAATCGGCGATCACGTCCTCGGCGATTACCTCAAGGCGCTTGCGCGAGCTGTAAACCGTTTGCATGTTGCCCCATTTGGACTTCAGTTTCGCTTTGGCGGCATCTTTCAATCCGCGGGTCTTTGCTTCAAAATACTCGTCGATCTTCGATTGCTGCGTGATGATCTGTTCAATATCTCGTGCCTCATAGCGAAGATCGAGGATCACCCCGTCGGCTACGGCTTCGTCATATTTGTAGGTATGGATGTATCCCGGCGAAAACACTTCGATACTTGTTTTCTTGTCCTTAACAAGCAACGGTGTCCCTGTGAAGCCGACAAATATAGCGTTCGGCAAAATTTCATTCATGGCCTCGTGAAGGAGGCCGCTTTGGGTACGATGGCATTCATCCACGAAGACGACAAAGTCACCCTTTGCTATAAAACCAGCCGGTAAAGCTTCCTTGAGTTCCCGAATGAATTGTTCGACCGACTTTTTTGTCTGGTTTTCCGAAGTTTCGGAATTGGTGTGTACGCCGAACTTATGAATAAGCGAGCATATCAGGCGCTTGTCCGTTGTATTAAGCTTGCCCACAAGATCTGCGCAGGAAGTTGTGCGGTAAACCTTCTCGTCAACGCCCCGGTAGACCTTCTCCATTTGGTCGTCGAGTTCATCGCGATCGGTAACGATGAGAACCCTTGCGTTCGGATTATTTGCGAGAATCCACTTTGAAAGCCACACCATGGTTATGGTTTTCCCGCTTCCCTGGGTATGCCAGATAATGCCACCTTGCTTACGGCCCAGTTTTACCTGCGCTTTTTTAATTCCGAAAAACTGGTTGTGTCGGCAAACCTTCTTTATCCCTTTGTCGAACACAACGAAGTTGTGAATAAGGTCGAGGATGCGTTCCTTCTGAAACATGCTGAAAAGCTGCCAGTCGAGTTTGTCGGGGTACGCGGAGCATTTTTCAAGAATATCCAGAGACACAGCATCCAGAGGCTGAGCTATGGTGTTAACCGTGTCGTTTTTCCATTCGAGGTAATATTTCTCCGGCGTCTCGATCGCGCCATAGCGCAAACCCTCGCTGGTATTGCCTGCCATCACGAACTGTATGGTGGTGAAAAACGGTTGGTTGAAATGCTCGCTCTGGTTTGAAAGATTCTGCCGTATGCCTTGAGATACCGAGACCGTGGATTTCTTAAGTTCGATTACCGCTATGGCAATGCCATTTACATACACTACAAGGTCAGGGCGGCGTTCGCTACCCATGCGGAGCGTCACTTCCTCGGCAACGGAAAACTCGTTATTCTGCGAATGTTCCCAATCGATGAAGTACACCGTCTTATCGCTTTCGCCGGGGTTTTCATGAACCTTCGCGCCATATTTTAAAAGCGAGTAAACATCCTGATTTGCCTTGTAGAGCCCCTGCTGAAGGTTGCCAGCCGCTTTCTCCAGTTCTTTTACCGCTTTCAAGGCGAGTGTTTGACTATACCCCCGTTTCATGAGGGTTGCCATTAATGTTGGTATGACAATATTCGTGTTGGGCGTATCCCTGAGGTCGCCGAAGAAACCATAATCCAAACTTTCTTTACTAGTAAATAGTGATAGAACACGATCTTGGGTTTTCCGTTCAGCTTCGTTTATCCTCGGCATGAGATATTTCCCCCTTACAGTAACGTTTTTAGTTCTTTCATTGCCCTTGCAATATTGAGGTCGCTGAATATTTCTTTATCCAGCTTACCCTTCCACTCCGCGTTTGTGGCTATCAGATTTTTGATCGTTTTGAGAGAAACAGGTATTCCTTCTTCTTTTAAATCGCAGATGGCCATATCCACGGTAGCCAACAATTCGAGGTCATCGACCTTCTTGTATTTCAGGTTATCAACCAGCCACTTGATATCTGCCTGGTAATCCCACTTTTGGATATAGTCGAGCGCCTGGGAAATGTTGGTTCCAGGGGCAAAGGTCGTTCCCTTTCCATTGACGGTGGTTGTGACGATATACTTAGCTTTTCGCGCAGTCGGCTCGCCGCCTTTGTAGCGTACTTCGTCGGCATACGGCCCTGCAGCTTTCTTCTTGAATGCTGCCGTGCATTCTTTCTGATGTCGACGCAGAAGATAGAGGTACTTTTGCAGCTTCTTCCTGCCCAGCGGATATTTGTCGGAATAAACAGCGTCCACGATACCCGCGATCATGATGGCGTCGTCAAACTCCGGGGTATGCCCTTTCGTTTTCATAGCAGGTTTCGCTTCATCGGTCACAAGCCTGATGCGTCCCGTCAACAATTCCTGCATCATGCCCTGTTTGATATTCCGGATCTTGTCGAGCTTCGCTGTCAAGGCATCAATCTCGGAGTCCATGTCGGAGAGGACTGAAGCGATGGCGGATTGCTCGAGCTTTGTTGGTGGAATTGTAATATCAATTTCAGCTAAAGACGGAATATTGATATGTACGATTGCATCACCCTGTCCTCGATCTGCTTTTTGTGCAGTTATTCTATTTGAATTCAGGTAGTACCCAAAGAACAAAGAATCATAATTTTTGAATGGAGATAAAATAATTATGTCTCCTCCGGCATATGCCAAACAATCGCTAGTAAATGCGACACATTTACCAATTTCTGCTTTTGTCTCACCAGAGCCTGTGAAAAGCAAATCTCCTTGATTTATTTGGCGCGATTTTGTGGCGACTTCTGTTGATATGTATGAACTAAACGTTTTAATAAAATTGTGGTGAACAGTATATATTTCGCCATATCGAATACATGGGATACTTCCACTGAAAGCATCAGCCTTACTGATTCCTTTACCTTTTGAGAAACTTCCTATTTCCCCTAGCAATGTTTCCACCCACTCCCCACTGAAACCCGGCAAGCGTCTCTTTCCCGTCAGCAGTTCTTGCATTACGGCTTTTTTGATATTGCGTTTCTTGTCAATGAGCAATTCCAGCGTGGAGATGTAGCCGTCCACATCCGAAAGCGCGTCAGCGATAGCACGTTGTTCGAGGAGGGGAGGTTTAGTAACTAATACCTTAGCTACTTTCTCCTTATTAAGATTTTGAACACTACTTCCTGCAGCCATAGCATGATACTGTCGTAATGTAATCTCAGAACTAAGAAAGTAGTAGAGAAAGTCTGTATCAAACGAGTCGTTGTAATTTTGAATGGTCAACCAACCATCATGTATACAACCACTAATATTTAAAATGTACGGTCTGCCAAAACTCATAGAGTTAGACAAGAGGAAGTCTCCCTTGCTGACAACCCGTGACCGGCATATACCTTCCGGGATTATTTTCTCTTCAGTCGAATTAATATACTTGGCATTCGGAGCCACATCTCCTATTTTTATCCAATTCACACCGTCTTCTCGAGTTGTTAAATATACTTGAATAGGGCGAGGAGAACCGCCTCTGTATATTTCCGCGTATTTTCCTAACTCAACATTTTCCCACTTCACCATGCAAAACCCATCCTTTCCAGATGACCTTTTACCTTGACGTCGTAGTCGGCGAGTTCGGCTTCAAGTTCGGGAAGAGTTTTCTCGTAGCGTTCGGCAAGCTCGGTATCGCGAATGGTTATGGCGTGACTCACCGAGGAGTAGAGCGCGAACACGCCGCTGACGAGTGAACGGTACCACTTGCGTTCGAGGAGCAGCTCCACGCATTGCTTGTCGGTAAGCTTTGGATAGAGTGCACGGACTTTAGCGTCGAGCGCAGCGCGGAGATCTTTCAGCGTCTCCGCTCCCTCGTCTACCCGGGTCGCCAAATTCTGAAGCTCCTGCAGAACTGACTTGTCGTCGGCATCAAGGTCCCTGTCCTTCAGCTTTTTCTTCAACGCAGGTTTGTCGAGACTGCCATTCTCCTTGAGCACCTCGCCGATGATGGAACCATCCTCTGCGTTTTCGATCATGTCGTTCAATTCGGATTCCGCAATGGATACGACGCCCTCGAGTTCGTCGATCGCCTTTTGCTCAGGTGCAAAGAACATCTCTATAACGAGGAGTTTCGGTATAAGCCTGCCGTCCCAACCCGTTTCTTTCTCCTGCTTGATTTCCGTGCCGTCTTTTTTCTTTTTGGTGGTTGTTTTTTTGAATACTTCGATGTCCCGGACGGCCTTGTATCCGTCCTGCACAAGAAGATACACGTCGTCCGACATCACATCGTTCCAGTAGGAAAGTAGCGTTTCATACGCATCATATTTGTCGATAAGTGTGACGCTTTCGAACTCTTTCAAGATCAGCTCGGCAATATTGGTAATCAATTGTTTCGGGTTCGTAGAGTCGTTTATCGAGCGGAGCTTTTTATCGACAGCCTTTTTCCATGTGTCGAATGCAGCTTCAACCTTGTCGCCGTATGCGGAAAAATCGGCATCGTTGTTGATGGTGTCACGGATAGAGTCCTTGTCAACGGCAAGGGAATAAAACCCTTTGCGCTTCTTTTTAAAAAGAGTCTTTTGCAGTTCAGGAAATGCCTCCCAGTAGAGCGAAAGACTGTCCACGTCCGCACTTGGAATACCGCCTTTCAGGTGGCCCTCGATGCTCTGCAAATCCTCGGGGTCGCTACTGTCGATATAGCGCGGGATATTGAGATTGTACGCATTCTTGCCTTTTATCTCGGTGTTCGGCACGAACCGGGAGTATTTTGCAACTTCAAGCCGCAGGTTGAATACTGACGTGATCTTGTACACGTCACGCTCGCGAAGGCGGTTCTTATTACCATCCTTTATGAAGTCGCGGCTCGCGTCAATCATGAAGATACCATCGCGCTCTTCGGCGTTCTCCTTGTCAATAACGATGATGCATGCAGGGATACCAGTGCCGTAAAAAAGGTTAGCGGGCAATCCGATGATACCCTTGATCAAGCCACGATCTATGAGGGATTGACGGATAGTCGACTCGGCGTTACCCCGGAAAAGCACGCCATGGGGCAGGATAACCGCGGCCTTGCCGTTGCGCTTCAGTGACTTGATAATGTGGAGGAGCCAGGCGAAATCGCCATTCTTTTGCGGAGGTCTGTCGCCATACCCGTCAAAGCGCCCATATTCTTTCAGTCCATGTGTCCAGTTCTTGTCGGAGAACGGCGGATTCACCACTGCAAAATCAAACTGACGCAAAACACCATCGTCGGATGGATTTTTATACCAAGGATCAGAGAATGTACTGTATCCGCCCTTGACTTCGGCGGTCGCCTGGTTGTGCAGGACAAGATTCATGCGGGCAAGACCGGCCGTCACGACCTCTTTCTCCTGCCCGTAGATTGCCACGTTAACGGGAGCGGCTTCGGCAGCCCGGATCAGGAGACTGCCTGAACCGCAGGCAGGGTCATACAGGGTAATATCACTACCCTTTGCATGTTCAATGCCCACAACCTGGGCAAGAATACGGGACACCTCAGCAGGGGTGTAGAATTGTCCCTTGCTCTTTCCACTTTCGGTCGCGAAGTGCCGCATCAGGTACTCATAGGCGTCACCGATAATGTCATCCCCGTCGGCTCGATTCTTCGAAAAATCGGGCATCTCGTCGCGGAAGATGCCGAGAAGCTCGCTCAGCTTGTCGATCATCTCCTTGCCTTTACCAAGCTTATCCTCATCGTTAAAGTGAGCGTTATCGATGACCCCTCGCAGATTATTCGCTTCCGCTAGACGGGCGATGATCTTGTCCATCTCCTCGCCGATGTTTTTCGTGCCGATAAGGGCGAGCATATCGTCAAAACTACCGCCATCCGGCACGTTTATATCCCCGTAATCCACGCCCTTGAACTTGTCCGAAACATATTTCACGAATAAAAGGGTTAGTATGTAATCCTTATATTGTGAGGCGTCCATTCCGCCTCGAAGGGAGTCGCAACTTGCCCAGATCGAGCTGTATAATTCGCTTTTCTTTACCGCCATAAAACATCCTTAGAGAAAATATCCACTATTTGGTAATATCGGATTCAACAAAAATACCACACTTTGGTCTCATGCTGAAAGCATCCTTTTAGATTATGTCTAGAAACACAGGGAAAAATGCATTACTATTCGGCTGGTATAATCCTCACCGTTATTTTTCCCTCATTATCCCATTTTTTCACACTTATTCTTCCAGAAGTTATATTTTTCTTCTCAAAAACTCTCAATACGCCCCGACAATACCAAAACATACACCTTTTATCCGCTACCTTCTCTCTAATATTCACTCGAAATCTGACATTCTTCACAATCCGATCTTTCTCGGTATATTCCCCCTCCTCAATCTCCACAAACGCGTACGGCAAGCCCGTTCCCGGAGGCAGGTTCTCTTCCAGACCTACATACCGGAAGGGCGGCAGGCGGATGCTGTCTTCCGACTGTTCCTCAAGCTCCAGAAGGACCTTTGGGAGGTCGTTCATCAGGATATCCGTGATCTCTTTCAGGATTCGCTCTTCCGGTATGTCTATCATCAGAGGTAGAGCCTCCTGTATACGTTGATATCCTTGAGCCGATCGGCCTTTTTCTCGTCATCTTCGGTCTTTGAGCCAAAGCCTTCAAGTCGGTCGCGCATCAGGTCGAGGACGCAAGCCTGAATCAGGGCGGGGATTTCAGCGAGTTCATACCCGTACCGGTAGGTATACCGGATCATCCGGTCATGCTCGCCCTGCAGCCGATAGGATCGGTTGGTGTGGGCGTCGGGGCGCGAAATAGCCCTGATGACGCTCTCGGGAGCCAGCTCCAGGTGCGTTCCCGTGCGGTCGTCCACGATCTCGGTAAACTCACGGACTGGGTACTGATCCGGTATGAACTCGCCCAGATTGGTCTGTTGCCGCTCGGTAAGCGTTCCCGTCAGCAAGTTGCGGTCAAGGAAGAGGCTAATCTCCTCTGACACCGCGCTCAGGAACAGGCGGTTCCGCTTTTCATCCCGTGCATCGAGACCCAGTAGTTCCGAAACTACCTTAAAATCCATTAAATCCTGCATACATCCTCCTTATCAAAAAGGGGATGAGTCCTTATGGCCCTCATCCCCTCCAAAAACCTGAATTCCTGAATACCTGAATTCAACCGGTTGAATTCCTGAATTTCCACCTGAATTCCTGAATTCAACCGCAACTCGCCTGAATTCAGGCGATCCTACACCCCGATGAAGGCGACAGTCCCTCCCTCGATCTGCTCGTTTCCGTCGGTATTCTCGAGATGGAGAATCACCGGCCATCCGAGTTCCTTTCCGGCCACCACGCCGGGGCAGGGGCTTTCAAGGGTCGTCCTGCCCGAGACGGTGAGCGGGAAAACGCTCGAGTGGTTGCCCGTCTCGGTTCCGAGAAGATAGAGCATTGCCGACTGCGAGGCTTCCACCTGTGTACCGAGCGTGATCGCGGTGCCGGTTTGGGCGGTTATCTCCGAAACGAGGGTTTCACCGCTTGCGTAGCGGATCACGACCTGCCGGCCGGAGAGTCCCGTCGCGATTCCCGGTATCGTCAGTACCGCGCCTTTGGCGGCAAGGCTGAACCGGTAGATCTCCTCGGTTTGGAGGACGATGAGGTTTCCGCCGCCCGCTCCCGCGCGGAGCCGGATAGCAGGGATCGTTACCCGCTGGTCGGTAGCAGGGATCACCGGATAGGAGATGGCCGTACCGGCTGCCGCCTTACGGGACGGGATGTTGCTGACTTTCAGGAGGTTTGCGTTATATCCCATCCTCACGCCCCCGTCTTCAGGGTAACCATGTTGCCCTTAGCTCTCGTCACGAGGAATCCGTCGCGCTTCCGGAAGCGGAGGAAGAGTTCCCCATACTCGAGCGCCTCGGTCGTCGCGTCGAAGCGCTTGATCTCGACGCCCTTCCGGTTCCCGTGGATGATGCGCTTCGGATTCATGAAGATCGCGAACGGCGAGTTCGTGCCGATGTCGCCCATCTGCGGGAGGATGTGGCTTTCCGTGTAGGCGTAGCCATCAACCGTGCCGGGCTTCCCGTCCATCGGGCCACGCCAGACCGGGCGGCCGTTTGCATCGACGATCCCAGTCACGTGCGCGAGGACCGACTCATGGAAGAACCAGCGGCAGTCCTTTCGCTCCTCGGCGGGAACCATGAGGACCGCCTCGCGGAGATCCTTGTAGGTGAGCGCCGTCGCGGCCGCACCCGAAATCGTCTTTGTCTTGATGTCGGCAGCGTTGAAGGCGCCCGTGAAGGGGGCGGCATTCGCGAGAAGGCACTGCTTGTCGAACTCGAGGGCGTAGGTCTCGGTGAACTCGTCCATGAACATACTGCCCAGGTCGACGAATACGTCTTCCTCGAACTCGTCGAACCACGGGATGAAGCCCGCGAGGGTATAGGCCTTGAGTTCAACGCGGGTCGCGCCCTGGGGCTTCGAGCCATCGATCTTCTGGCCGTAGGCGGTAAGCCACTTGAGCTCGACGCCGCCCCGCTCGCGCTGGGGCAGGAAAATGCTCGGGCCCGTCATCGGGCGATGCTTCACGAGGCTCATCATCACCGACTGCTTGGCCACGTCCTGCATGATCGCGTTCTCGTAAATCGGGTTGATGAGGTACTGCTCGTTCGTCGCCATGTTTCCCATAGGCTCACCGAGCGCCGCTTTGTTGTTCGCGAGCTGGAAACCTTTCTCCGCCGTCCAGTTGAAGTCCCGCGGGTTGTTCCAGTTGTCGCTCTTGAGGTTCGGGCTGCACTTCAGTTCGCCGAGGGTCTGGAGGTTTCCCGTCCACGCGGCAGCGATCGCCTTCCCGAGCTGGTAGCAGAGCTCCGTCCGGGTCAGCTCCTTCGGGTTCGCGGCCTCGCCCTTGAGGTTGAGCCGCATCTCCTTGAGCGTCCCCTTCAGCGCTTCAAGTTCGGTAGTCGTCGCGCTTTTCACTTCCGCGAGGCTCTTTCCCACCTCGTCGAGAATGCCTTCCTTCTCGGCGAAGTAGTCGGCCGCCGCTTCCTCGGTCGTAAAGCCGGTCTTTTCCACGCGCTTCATGCCCTTCAGTTTTTCCGTGAGGGTTTGAAGCATCACGTCTCCCATGTCGTCCTCCGTTTCAGTTAATGATAGGAAGCGGCCAATGGCCGCCTTGAACTGAACGGGCGGTAGGGGCGCCGGTTCGTTTCTGTTTCTGCGAGTCCTCATCGCGCAAGGCGAAGGGATTCGCCGGAACATTACAGATTGAAAACTCGAGTAACTCCTGCTTCCTGATGATGAGGTCGCAAGGTTCCTCCGGGTTCTTCTTGTGGTCGATCCACTCGATCTCCTTGACGAGCATTCCGACGCTTCCCGCGCGGATCACGCCCGCCTTCACGCGCTCGCCGATCGACCAGCCGAACTCGTCGATCTCCTTCGCGTTGAACTTGATGCGACCCGCGAGCTTGTCCGTGGCGGTCAAGCTATCCGCGAGTCCGATCGCCGGTATCGAGTGGCAGTGCGCCCAAAGCACGACGGGATTTTCCTTATAGCGGTCAAGCTCCCATCCTGCGGGATCGACGCGCTCGTCGAAGCGGTCATTGTCGTAAGTCGAGAAGACCCAAGGGAGCCACTCGCCATCGGCGTCTGCTTGCTTAGCGAGATACCCTGCCATCACGATCTCCACAGGCTCTTTGAGCTTTCCACTTTCGCTTGCTTGAAGCTTCAGGAATTCGGCAAAGGCCTTTCGATCGGCGGACACAAAACTGGGAGAACCCTTGATTCTATACAACATATTCGCACCCTCCTTTCGTCGAGAACGTATAGATGAAGGCAAGATGAACCATCTCGATGAACGAATGGGCGCCGATGCGCTGCATGGTCCGTTTGCGCAGATTCCCCACGCTTCCGATCGAGATGTTCATTTCCTCGGCAATCTCCTTTACTGACAATCCCTTCATCGTGAGGTTGAGACACTCGGTCTCCCGCGCGGGCATCCTGATGCGTCTCTCGATTGAATTGAGGTTCGAGTCATTGAACGCCTCGCGAACGTTCGGCGGGTAGTACTTGAGATTGTTCTCAACGGCGTCTTGGAGTTTCATGAACTCGTTCGAGTCGTCGACGTTCGCGAAGAGGATATCGACGCCGCTTCGTATGAGGTACATGCCGATGTAGTTGCTCATTGAATGCATGGCGAGAACGACGATCTGAACCCGCGGCCTCATGGTCCTGATCCGGGCGATAATGGACTCGCACTCAAACCCGAGATACGAGGCGCTCATAAACAGGGAATCGACCATGTCCGTATGCTCGGCCAACTCATCTATCGTCCTGCAGCAGACAAAGCTTTCTACGCGATACAGCTGCTTCACTAACGGTGCAAAGATCAATTTTGTTCTCTCGCTGAAACCAACCATCACGACCTTTTGTATTCTCATGTCAGGTTCCTCATGGTTCCGAATTGGTATTATCGACGGGAACGACGTTCCCCGGGCGATACCAGGTATCGCCCCAGCTTTTCCGAGGTTTGCCGCGTTCGGCGAGGACGTCATTGATTGTTTTAAGGCCGGCATCGATTTCGGCAATGTCGCGTTTCGACTGTTCGTCCTCGCTTCGTTGCAATTCAGGTATGCAAGAAAGATCGAACTTTCCGCGCTCATTGAGCGCGAATCGCCTGAAAAACTGCGTTTCCACTACCATCTCGAAGTTCTTGAGTACGGGAATCAACGTGTATTTCCAGAACGCCGCGTGCTGGTTCTCGGTATCGGTGCCCGAAAGGTTCGCCTTCGCGTCCTGTATGTTCGCCACCCGTGGAGGGATGCCGTACTTCGCGAGGATCGTGTAGAGATTCCATCGCTTCAGGTCGAAGAGCTTCAGGACGTCCGGCGAGAAAGTCAGGGGCTTGAATTCGGTTCCCTTCCCTATCACCGCGATCTTCCGGTTCTTCGAGTCCTTGCCGTACTTCCGCTCCCATCGGGCTTCGATCAGATCGGCCTCTTCCTCCCGGATAAGCTGATCTGTCTTGAGTATTCCCTGTGGAATCGCGTTATGCTTAAGAAGGTCGGTATTTGATCGGTTTGCCCATGAATCCTGATCGAGCTCGTACTTGAGTGAGACGAGCGGAGATACGCCCCGCCAGGGATTCCACGGATTCCAGTCGCGGAAGTGGATCACCTCGTCGGGCAGGATCGGGACTATGTCGGCGTCGCTCGAGTAGAACCAGCGGATGACCCGCCCATCCTCGACGCGCATGGTAACTCGGCGCGGATTCAGGATGTGGATCGCCTCGGGCAATCCTCCCGCGTAGTCGTTCCCGAAATACCAAAACGCCTCGCCTTCGAGAGACCACCACGCGCCCGTTTCCTTCCAGAGATCGAATCCGCTCAAGTGCGGATTCGGCTCGCTGAAGAGGCGCACTACGGGACCGTCCGTTACGGGCTTCCCGTTCCTGACAATCGTGAACTCCGTCCGACCGATATTTCGCATGAGAATGCCGATCGCGATATTGACCCATGCATGGGTCAAATAGTAATCATGGTATCCGGGTCCTTGCATTGCCTCAGAAAGCGTATCGTTACCCCAGGGGTCTTCATCCGCTTTTTGGGCCGCAACAGAAAAACCTTCGAGCGCTTTTCGTATCCCGGACAGCAAGGTTCCAACGCGCATCAGGCCCGACACTCCTTCTGTGTACCGTTTCCGACGCGGGCTTTCGAGAATTGGCAGGCTCCTCCTGTAGGGTGGTTTATTACATTTTTAATTGTTTTCTCCTTCTTTTTTCGTCACTTTCGCGCGATTCTTGCGCTATATTTACGCGCGTCACACGCACACGACACCGTACTGAACATGGCTGAAAATCGCGTATCGCATCGCGTCCATGTAATGGTCATTCACCTTCACGATCTGGTTCGACTCGTCCCGTGCGTAATCGCTGATCTCGAGCAATACGCCCGTACAGGCCGCGCTCACGTAGAACTTGCCCCGTTCCATGAGCGCGCTTATGTAATCGATTCCCGGCTCGACGGAGTTGTTCGCCTTCACGCCGCCAGTAATCTCTTGTATCCTCTCCCCACCCGCCGGATCGCAGAAATTGGGAAAAACTCCCGTTGTTCCGTCCGCGTTCTGGTACCAGCCACGCTCGGTCAATTCCTCATTGAAGGTTCTCGTCGGCACGTTGTACGCCCCGTGATCGGCGATC